GGTTCGATCAGTTGGGACGCAACAAATTTATATGTATGCACTGCGAACTATGATGGTTCAACAGTGATATGGAAAAAGATCACACTAGCGAGCATATAACATGGCCCAGGAAGTAATCAACATCGGTGCAATAGCAGATGATGGCACGGGCGATACCATCAGGGGTGCGGGCATCAAGATCAACAACAACTTCGATGAACTTTTCCTACGTCCTTCTGTTGCGTCAGACATAGACGTAATCCAGAACAACATCAGCACAACGGCGTCCAACGCCGACATAGTGATCAAACCATCGGGCACAGGAAATGTGGTTTTCCCTGGGATAACCATAGAAGACAACAACATCAAGTCCACAAGGACAAATGATGATCTTAAATTCGTCCCTAGTGGGTCTGGGTCAGTGGTAATAGACGGAGTAGGATTTTCCGGTACATCAATAGTTGGCACGGATTCTAGTATTATAAACATAAATGACAATCTTGTGGTAGATGGCACATTGAATGCCGACACTCCCACTTTCTCATCTCCGGTGACTGTGAATTCCACACTTGATGTCACAAGCACAACAACACTATCTACATTGACAGTGTCGGGTGCAAGTTCTTTTGTTGGCACGACCACTATCGACAATCTCACTTTCAATGACAACATAATCAGCACTAGTTCAAACGCAGACTTAAACCTAACACCAGGTGGCACGGGTGTGGTCAATGTGTCTAACTTGACAATAGATTCAAGTATAAATTTAACAGACAACGTGATCAAGGTCACGAAGTCCAATGATGATTTCATGTTGTCAGCAAACGGCACAGGTTCAGTTCAAGTGTCTAAAATAGACTTGAACGCGGGCACAGTGGACAACACAGTGATAGGTGGCACAACACCAGCGGCGGGAACTTTTACATCGATATCAATTACAGATCCTTCGGTCACTGCGGATGGTGTCACGATCACGGATAACACTGTCACTGCAAACAGATCAAATGATAATCTCGAACTGGAGGCCAATGGTTCTGGATATGTAAAAATAAATGGAATAAACTTACCAAATGCAGACGGACAGACGGGACAGGTGCTTAAGACCGACGGAAATAACCAACTTTCTTGGTTCACTTCGCCTGTATTGTTAGGTGTGTCAGACATACAAGACAATTCAACAACGATATCTTTTTCATCATTGACAGAAATAGATCATGTCACAGCAACAGGAACACACGACAGGATAGAATCAGGTACCGTTGTGCAAGACAGTTGGGCAACATCAAAGTATGACAGTGCATGGTATCTTGCAATTAACAGAGATGATGCCAGTAATGAATTAGAGGTAACAAAACACTCCGTGGTACATAACAACTCTGATGCTTTCATAACAACATCTATAGATGCCAAGACAGGAACAAACAATCATGTCATAACAACCGCTGACATCAACAGTGGTATTGTAAGATTGCTTGGCACAGGGAGTTCACCCGAGAACTCAGTTGCATTTTACAGGATAGGACTCGGAGATGATGACTCAACAGGATACGCAGGTGAAGACGAAGCGGCAGTAGTGATCAACACAGACGTGGACAGTGCTAGCGAAGTCATAGATTCATGGGCACACGGGTCATTCAGGGGAGCCAAGTATTACATATCTGTGAACAACGCATCTAAGACAGAATTGATGAACTGTGAAGTGAGTGTGGTGCACAATGGCACAGATGCTTTTGTTTCAACATACAATATAGTGAACACAGGAAACAACGACCTAATTAATTTGACAGCCGCAATAAATGGTGCGAATGTTGAGTTGAAAGCGGCAGGACTAGAACCAAACTTACGAGTACACGCATACAGAATTAGATTGGCGGACAACGAAGCAGATAGAAGTTCAACAAACATCAACGTGATTGGGAACGTGACTGTTTCAAGTGCAACTACAACATTGGACACCTTCGACACAGGAACATACCAAGCGGCACACTACGTTATTGTGTCACACAACGCTTCTGAAGGTCACTCGGCAATCTGTGAAGCGGCTGTTGTGAGCGATGGCACGAACGCATTCGTGACACAGTATGGACTTACATCAACAAAAGGCACAGATCAGATTCTATTGACTGTTGGACATGCAGGTTCTACCACAACACTTTCAGCAACATCTACTTCGGGTGGTTCTACCACGGTGAACGCATATAGAGTTAACTTGACCAGAGGTGCAGGTACATCTACAGCAGTAGCCACTCTAGATTCTGTTTCTGCAACAACATACAGAGTCGCCAAATACAACGTACAGGTAGTGGATGCCATCGGCGGAAACTATGAGCTTTTCGAAGCGAATGTTGTTCATGACGGATCCACTGCATATGCGAGCACGTTCGGTAACGTAGGAACATCTACAGGACTAATAACAGTGACAGCAGATATAGATAGTGGAAATCTAAGAATCAGGGGCACAATAAATAACACTAATGACCACGTGGTCAAAGTAATTAGAAGGGTAATAGAAGCATAACAATGGCTCAGCAGACACTAAACATAGGATCTAATGCAAACGATGGAACAGGTGACACTTTACGTGTCGCTATGGACAAGGTCAATGACAATTTTAATGAACTTTATGCATCACCATTGTTCTCTGGTAATCTTTTATTCTCAGGCAACGAGATCAGTGCAACAAGATCAAACGACGATATTGTTTTCAAACCCGCAGGTACAGGATCAGTTTCATTTCCTGCCATAAGGATTAACGATAATAACATAGAAGGCACAAGATCAAATGACGACATCAACTTGTTGCCCAACGGAACAGGCTCTGTTGTTTTTGGAGCAATCAAGATAGCAGGAACATCATTGCGTTCGGATGATTCTTCAATCATCAACATAAATGACGGACTGGTGGTCGACGGGACAATAAATGTCTCAGGTGACGCAACACTTTCAGGTGCAACAAATCTTGGATCTACTCTGGCGGTGCCTTCAGGATTGACAACTCTTTCAACATTGAATGTTACAAGCACAACAAGTTTGGTAGGGACAACCACAATTGACAATTTGACCTTCAATGACAACACAATCGGATCTAGTTCAAATGCCAATATAAACCTTACTCCAGGAGGAACGGGATCTGTTGTGATCAATAATTTAACTGTTGACTCCAACATAAACATCACAGACAATGAAATAAAAACCACACAATCAAACTCAGACCTTGTCATCGAACCAGCAGGTACAGGACAGGTGGTTATTGCCAAAGCAGACATCAATGGCGGTGCAATAGACAACACGGTAATTGGTGGTGCGACACCGTTAGCGGGCTCATTCACAACATTGAGCACAACGGCCTCGTTGACTATAGACGGAGTAACACTGGCAGACAACACAATATCAACAAATGCATCAAATGCCAACCTAGAACTATCAGGCAACGGTACAGGCACAGTAAGAATCAGTGGTTTCAACTTCCCAACATCAGACGGAAGTACAGGACAATTTTTAAAGACAGACGGTGCAGGTAACCTTGCTTTTGCAACTGCAAGTGCCACACTTTCACACTCTGATATAGCGGATGCCACTACCACGGTTGCCAGTTCTACAACATCAGTGCTGAATACATTTGATAAAACTGTATACAGAAGTGCAAAATATTTTATATCTGCCACTGATGCGACAAACAGTAGATATGAATTGGTAGAAGCCAATGTGATCCACGATGGCTCAACAGCATACATTTCAACATTTGGTTCAGTGAGTGATCATGGCACAGGTCTGGCGGAATTCTCTGTTGGAATAAGTGGTGACGATGTGCAGGTAAAAGTCACAAACATCACTGATGATAGCACTGTGTTCAAATTCCAACGTATAGTAATAGACATCTAATAATTACATTAGGTTTATAGAATTACAGATAAATACCCATAACAAAAAGGATTAATATAAAGTATGGCTAGACAGAACATCAACATAGGATCAAGTGCAAACGACGGCACGGGTGATCCGTTAAGAACAGCATTTGACAAGATCAACGACAACTTCGTGGAACTTTACGGTACGGACAACGACATCAACACATTAGATGCAAATTTAAACGTAAACACTTTCGCAATAACAACAGGTGTCACGAACGGTGATATAACTGTCACACCAAACGGCACAGGAAGCATCAAACTGGGTGCATTGAAATTCAATGGCACGACCTTGAGTTCCGATGACTCTACTCAGATTACCATAGCGGAAAATATTCAAACCACAGGAACACTCAACGTCCCAGGTGCAACCACCCTTGGTAGCACATTGTCAGTTGGAACATCATTGGCACTGGCGACAGGAGCAACTGTCACAGGTATTTTAGACGAAGACAACATGACAACAGACAGTGCCACGCAACTTGCAACACAACAGTCAATCAAGGCTTATGTTGATTCACAGGTTACAGCACAAGATTTAGACTTTACAGCGGATGACTCTACTACAAATTCCATTGATCTAGATTCAGAAGTGATGCAGTTTTCAGGCGGGACAGGAATCACAACATCAGCAGTGAACAACACAGTGACCACAGCAATAGATAGCACCGTAGTCACACTAACTGGTTCACAAACACTTACAAATAAAGTTTTAACCAACCCAACGATAAACGCGGCAACCATGACCGGTGCTGTTGCAATTGATGGTGTCACAATAACGGACAACACAATCAAAGCCAACGCCTCAAACGCAGATCTAGAACTAGATGGAAGTGGCACAGGACAAACCAAAATATTAGCAAACGCAACAGTGGCAGGAACGTTGAACACGGCAGACATAACAACCACTGGAAACCAGACAATCTCTGGATCACTGACAACAGGCACTCTCAACGTTGGTGACTTGAACATATCAGCAGACGGAACGATCTCAACGGACACAAACGGTGATATCAACATTGATCCTGCAGGAACAGGAGCGATCGTGTTGACTGGTCCTATCACTGCAACTGGTACACAGACGACAACAGGACAACTGAACGTTGACAACTTGAGATTAGACGGCAACACAATTTCTGCAACATCGGGTGGTATAACGCTCTCCCCGGCGGCGGGACAGAATGTTTCGGCAGGAGGGATACTTACTGCCGCGGAGGCCAGTTTCACATTGATGGAAGCCACAACTGTGAGGGCAGACGCATTACAAAATGATACGTCAGATGGTGACCTGTCAATAAGCACACAGGGTACTGGAGTTATAGATCTTAACACGGCAACACAGTCAACCGTGGGATCGGCGGGAGGTGCATCAGCACTGCCAGGAACGCCAACAGGCTACATCAAGATCAAGATCGCCGGAACAATGAGAGTTATTCCGTTCTACGACGAATCTTAATAGATCATAAAACATCCTTAGCAGGGGAATATGAGGAAACACAGGAACGACCGTAACAGGCACAAGTCTACACATTCCGAGATCAAACGCTTGGAGGAGTCCATACGACGTGAGCAGGACAAGATCACACGTGAGGGACTGCGACAGCAACTGGAACACTGGATTCGTACACAGAATAATAGCCGGTAATCGCCAATAAATACCCGTGTAAGGAGTAAAGTAATGGCAACACCAGTGTGGACAACCACGGCAGGTAAAATTGCAACCATAGACGAGCAAATCGCATACAGCCTACAATTAGAGGCCAACACCAGCGATTCAACGGCCATCACTTACTCCGTGATAGCAGGGAGCCTACCCGCAGGAATGCAGGTCACCACAGACGGGCTCTTGACAGGTACTCCGGCTGAGGTTGCCAAAAGAACTCTTTACACCTTCGTCGTGCGAGCCACGGCCGGTACCGCTGTCACAGACAGGACTTTCTCACTAGACGTTCAAGGTGCGGACGCACCCACATTCACAACAGCCTCAGGACAACTACGTTTGGATGATTCCACAAGTGTAGGACTGTATTGGGTCATAGATGGTTCAAGTGTATCATTCCAAGTGCAGGCCACAGATACAGACACAGCGGCGGGACAGAACCTGGTTTATGAAATCGTCAGAGGATCACTGCCACCGGGCGTGACCATGAGCAAATCTGGATTGATATCCGGCATCGTTGAACTAACGGAAGATCAGAAGTTTGGTGAACGTGGTGGGTTTGATGCCAACAATGAAGACTACGATGATGTTGTCTATGACAAAACCGTTACTACCAAAAGCATCAGCAAAAATTTTGATTTCATAGTCAGGGTATCAGATGGAACCAGTTTCGTAGAGCAGAACAACAGTATATTCGTCTACTCTGCGGATTATTGGAGAGTGTCCAATTCACAGATAACCATAGACATGACAGAGATCGATGGATCCCCATTGACAATGGATCTAAGTGGTAACAGGAGACCGGTGTTCAGGACAGGATCCGATCTAGGAACGTTTAGACATGACAATGCCTTGGTCATAAAAATTGATGTTGAGGACTTTGATCCTCTACAAGGTGATCTTGAATATTCAATACAGTCAGGCTCTTTGCCTGCTGGAGTATCCATAGACGTCAACTCAGGTGAACTGTATGGACAACTAGCAAGACAATCGGCAGTGGAAGTTGACTACACGTTCACGGTCAGGGCCAACAGGGTGGTATCAACAGGTGTCAACGTTTTTACTGACCAGAATTTCACTATGAAGGTGATTGGTGAACTAGACATAGGAATAGCATTTACCACACCTACCGTGATAGGCACATTGAAGGCAGACATACCAAGCCTTTTATACATAGAAGCCATTACCGATGAACCAGATCGTGTTCTGAGTTATACAGTCACAAGGGGATCATTGCCTCCGGGAATCACTCTATCGAATCAAGGAAATCTTGTGGGTACCATAGACCCAAGCGACTTCACTGATTCAACTAGGGCTTACACATTCACAGTCACGGTGAGTGACCAGTACCAGTCGGCGGCCACATCTAAGGAATTCACTGTGAACATAGACATACCATTCACACAAACGGAGTATGGTAACATGTCAGGACACGCCACATCATTCATTGACCAAAACATATTCTACAACATAGCACAGGATCCCAACATCAACTCTGTGGACAACATATTCAGACCAGAGGATGAAAATTTTGGTATGAGGCTCAAACCGGACATGTTGATGATGTCAGGATTGGAAGCACAGACATTGACAACATTCCAACAACAGATGGAGCAGAACCATGCTCCCAAGACTTTGTATTTCGGAGACCTGAAGACGGCTGTGGCCAAAGAAGGCACGACAACAAAGTATGAGGTCGTTTATCTTGAAATAAAAGACAACATGGTAAACAAAGATGGTGTTGCAGTCTCTAGTTCCATAAACATGAGAGATGTTGTGACCAAACCAATTTTGGGACCTAGGGCATCCAGCATGAACGCTACCGCAGATTATGTGGACTATGAAGTAACCACAGATGGAGGACTTGCCTTCAGCACGTCAGGTTCAAAGGTCAGATACGCCAACCAACTGAGTGCGGATCTTGGAGTTATAGAAACACTATATCCTAATGCTGTGGCCAACATGAGGTCCAGGATGAAGAGCCTGGGACACAAGGAATGGGATTACCTACCGCTTTGGATGAAGACCACACAGGCCGGTGACCTCGCACCACTGGGATACGTGATGGCAGTGCCTGTGTGTTATTGCAAACCGGGAACATCAGCACTGGTCAAGAAGAGGATTGAGGACAAGTCATTGAACTTCAAGAACATAGCATTCACCATAGACAGGTATGTGGTCAGCACCAGTAAAGTTGCGACAGATACATTCACAGCAGACGGGACCACAACCAGTTTCGTGGTTGATGAACTGATACACGAGGAAGATATACTTGTAAAAGAAGGAACAAGCACAGTGTTCGTGGGACAAGGCGTAACAGCAGACAACAACATCAAACCAACTTACCTGACAGCAGATGGGACTCTGAGATCGGCTGACCATGAGTTGGGTATCACGCTCACGCACGATACAACAACCAAGAAGACAACCATCACATTTACCAAAGAAGTGCCGTCGGCAGGCACAATAATAAAGGTGGAGAGAAGCAACGATAAATATCTTAAATTTAGAGACAAAGGAATACAATAATGGCTAGCAACATAGTACCAGGAAACATAGACGGAACATATCCCAAGGCAGGACAGGATAATAGTTCACAGGGTTTCAGGGACAACTTCAACGAGATAAAAAACAACTTCACGGAAGCAAAGACCGAGATCGAAAATCTCCAAACAAACAAGGCAAACCTAAATGCATCTAGTGACTTCACCAACAACGAAGTTACACGAGCCAAATTTAAAAATAACTCAGAAACAATATATGCACACGGTTCTGTTTCTAGCGGATCAGTGACATTAAATCACGGAAATGGCCATTACCAAACACTTACCATCACAGCAGACACCACATTTACATTGACAAATTTTCCAACAGGAGCGTTGGGTAGGATCATCCTAGATTTGACAGTGGCTCCATCGGCATCAACATTGACATTCCCAAGTGCCATAATCAAAGCGGACAATGTAACCGGCAGTGACGGTACTTCAGATCAGATCTCAGTAGGGATTGGGAGAGTGCTGTATGAATTAATGTCGCCAGACGGTGGCACAACAGTATTGATGCACCAGTTGGGCAAACAGTACGCTTAATAATTAAGGAGTCTTATGTACTTCCATCCATTACAAGAAGAGATAGGCAACATGTCCGAAGAGGACATCTCCAAAAGAATAAAAGAACTAAACAGGAAAGTGGCCATAGCGAGGCGTGGACGTAATCCTGAACTGCTTTTCAATCTCCAACAGGCACTGCGAACATACCAAGACGCCATCAGACAGAGGCGTATAGAAGAGTGGCACAAGAACAACAAGAAATTGAGGAACGAACCAGACCTAGGCGACCTGGTCAACATCGACTAGTAAATAGTTTCGATGTCAAACACGTTTACTTGGAAGACAAAATTCAAAAGCATAATCATAGTGGACGGTGAACTGTTCGCCAACGAGTACAAACTGAACATATCACTGACACCACACACTGCCAGTCTCAAAGAGCAAACGGAATACTTCGAGAGATTGAAAAATCTCTTCGAACAGGTTTTCGCGAACACCATCACAACCTGGAGGGACGAACCGCTCTATCATACCTTGAAGAAAAGCACTACGAATAGATTCATTGAATTACCAAAGCCACCCTATGACCAGATCATGGCCGCGGTGTGTTTCTGCAAGGCCAACAGCATACTGGACAGCAAGATCGTGATCAATCACATAGAACTGAGCTCGTGGCAGGGAGATGGTATTACCTACACGGTTGACAAAGACAGCAAAGAGCTTATACTGTTAGATAGGCCCGATTGGTTCTCAGCGAAGTTCAGCAAATTTGATCCATGGTGGTTGAGGGCGGACACGGCAACATATGATCAAGAACTCGACAAAGGCATCTACACAGGACACTTCAGTTGGAACAATCATGAGATTCCTGTTGACAAGAAGCACGAGTACCATGCTAAAATATTTGAGTTCCAACCAAAGGTACTAGATGGCGGCAAAGACAAAGATAAATGACCACGGTGATGTGATATTCTCGGAAGAGGATGTGATCGAATTGCTGTACACCGATCCAGAATTTGACATTTCAAAACTTTACTTCAACGACATAGACAAGTATTCGGACAGCCTCAAGGAACTGGGCATAGACCTACCCGTGATCAACACGGCACCCGAGAGACCAACGCCTGAGATATTCGACAAAGAGAACTGCGACAACTGGCACATGCCTGACAAGTATTATCAAATTAATGTGCTACAATGGTTGTTGGACAAATGCCAGAATGATGAAGAGAAAATGAGGGTGCAGATGGAGTATGATCTGTTTGAGAAGAAAAGTTTTATCAAAGTTTTACAGTTCCTGATCTATTTCATAGACACACTGAGGGCCAACAATGTAGTTTGGGGAGTGGGCAGAGGATCCAGTGTGGCCAGTTTCTGTCTGTTCCTGATCGGGGTACACAAGATCAATCCCATGCTGTATGACCTAGACATAAAAGAATTCCTAAGATAATCATCATAGGTAAGTAAAAACACAATGAAGAAATGGTTTGAATTCCAACACAACTTTCACACTAAAAAAGTAAAAAAAACTACCAGTGCTGACAAAGTCATACTTTTCAACATACCTTCTGACAAGATCAATCACGTACACAACATGGTCATCTCCCTATTGCAAAAAGACCGTTTTGCAAAGGTAAAGTGGTTTGATAAGAAAGCAAGTACCAATAGATACAAGAATACCTACTACAGAAACATCGTGGACATAGATGAAGAAACGCTAGAGTCTTGGTTGAGCGACCCAGATTACGATCAACTGCGAGAATCCGCAGGCCGTGGTCTGTATTATGACTGCACAGACCAGGTCACCAGGAAGAAAACCATACAACAGATACGTGACTATTTTCCCATAGATTGGGACACCGCCGACATAAACTTCACTGTGCAACAGCCCGGGCAGGTATTTCCACTGCACTATGATGGATTCAAGTCCAATGTGTTTGCCGACAGTCCCGATCAAGAAGACGAAGTCAAACGATGGTTGATAATGCTGGAAGATCAGAAACTTGGACAGTGTTTTCAAATGGGAGATAATTTTTTGACATGGAAACAGGGTGATGTAATTGCTTGGAAAAACGTTGAGTTGCCGCATGGCAGTGCAAATTTTGGTTATTGGCCTAGGTTGACCCTGAGGGTCACTGGTAAGATTGTAAAAAAATAGTGTAAATTTTTAGATGATAAGTAATTATATAGGAGTTTAAAGATATGGTAGCAAGAGCACCCAGAAAAAGAATGTACAGAACCATGCAGGGACGTATGGTGGACATAGAGAAACTTAGAGCGGCCAACGAATCAGTGCAGGCAGTTGGTAACATGAATGTCAACGCAAGGGGAGATGTGTTGGGAGCAGGTGGACAGGTGATCACACCCAAAGCAGATGTGATCAAAAAGTACTACGAACAACCCAAGGGCATGGTCAGTGACACACCAGTCAAAGGCAAACCTATGCCAGCACCAAAGGCAGAACCTGTCAAGACAGTGCAGAAGATGACCCCTGTGGCAAGTAAGCCAGCACCAAAGAAAACCGTTGCACCACAGCCCAAGAAGGTGGAGCCTAAGGTAGAGACGGTTACAAAACCAGTTGAATCAACACCAGTGGAAACTTTCAAACCAAAAACAGAGAGCACAGCCAAAAAAGGCATAGACGCGGCTCTTGACGGACTGGAATAAATCTGTTAAAATAATCCTATAATGGGACAACTAGAAGATTTACAAGCGAAGGGCTTCGGATCACACGGTGGAAAACAATACACCGTTGACAACGACATCAAACCTCTCAAGAAGAGAGTGCTGGTTTCCGACATGCACTTTGGTGAGACCAAGACCAAGGGCGGTATCATACTCACAGACGACGACGGATCAGAATCAGGCATACACCCTAGATGGGCCAAGGTCTATGCAATCGGTGATCAGCAGGAAGACGTCACAGTGGGACAATGGGTCATGGTGTCACATGGACGTTGGAGCAGAGGATTCAAGGTCAAGAAAAAGGGCGTGGAACTAGAAGTAAGAATGATTGACGAGAATGACATCTTACTTGTATCGGATGACGAGCCGGAGTTCAACTCTAAACAAGCAGGGTACATCAACATGGGCGGTGCTAGTCAGATGACCAAACTGCCTGGCAATGATTAATCACACCTGTTACGTCTGTAAGAAAACTTTCACAAACGCAATATACTGGTACGACAGCATACACGATACAAAGTACGAAAAAAGGCTGATAAGGCCTTTCTGTGGTCCAGCCTGTGCAAACAAGTACAGAGAGATCTCAAATGAGAATGACTTCCCACAAAGAAGACCATTCCCACGTGGGCCTGGATGGGAAATAATAACGGACATAGATTACATACAATATGAAAGCGATTAAGATTAAAAAAATCAAAGTAGAAATAAGCAAACTGGTCACCATGGCAGAGATGGGCCTAGGTGCAGTACGTCCACTCAATAAAGAGAAGAGAACATGGATCAACAAGTTAAAGAAGGATGGTGTGTGGGATCCAATACTGGTCACACCCATAAAGGATTCGGGATACTATCTACTGACAGATGGATGGCACAGGGTACAGGCCGCAACAGCACTCAAAAGGAAAACAATGAACGCACTACAATTACCAGCCAACGCAGGGTTGAGCATGGCCAAGGCCAACAAAATCCTACGAGACATAGACAGAGAGTTTGGCTTCAAACTGGATTGTAGCAACATCATAGGACACTGGGCCATGATGCAGACACTTCTAGAAGAGTAGACATTACAAAAATATCTGTTATAATATAAGCATGGTACAACGTTTTGGTTTCTGTTGTAAATGGCTCAACAATGAGTCGGAGTTTGGCGGCATGAAAGTCAACGCCAAGGACAGGGAACTGAACGGCAGAAGCACAACCATGCGTTGGCTACGTGAACACAAGGATGAGGCCGAACAGAGACAGTGGGACATCATGACCCACAACACAACGGCCGCACGTAGACTGATAGAACGTGTGGGCACACTGCCACCCGAACGTAGAATGGTCAGGCTAGGTAGCGAGATGCTACAGGGCTACACAGAGAAAGATTGGAAGACATGGTGGCAACAACCCAACATACAGAGTCACTTAGAAAATTTATTCGCACCGGTTGGTGAGATGTCGAGAAAGTTAGGTGTAAAAGTTAGTTTCCATCCGGGCCAGTTCTGTGTGCTGTCAAGTGCTACTCCAGACATCGTTGAACGTAGCATAGAGGAATTTGAATACCATGCGGACATGGCACGTTGGATGGGTTTCGGCAAAACATTCCAGGACGGTTGCAAGATAAACGTACACATATCAGGCAAGCAAGGACCAGACGGAATCATAAAAGTGTTGCCCCGACTATCACAGGAAGCAAGGAACCTGATCACTATTGAGAATGACGAGATGAGCCATGGACTGGAACAGTCGTTGATGCTAGATAAACACCTAGCACTGGTTCTGGACATCCATCACCATTGGATCAGAGATGAAGAATACATCGAGGCAACAGACGACAGGGTAAAAAGAGTCATAGACAGTTGGCGTGGTGTGAGACCCAGTATGCACTACTCGTATTCCAGAGATGAACACTTGGCGGTTGCAGGACTGGGAGACCGAACACACACTGAGATGCACGACATCAAGATGTTGTTGGAGCGTGGTTGCAAGAAACAGAAACTGAGAGCACACTCGGACCTATTACCAAACAGGAAGGTAAATGACTGGGCATTGTCATTCTCAGAAAACTTTGACATACAGGTAGAGGCCAAAGGAAAAAACATGGCAACTGAACAATTATATAGACAAGCAAAGGAAACTTCTGTAATATAACACATATGAAAGATTTATGGGTAGAAAAATACAGACCTAAGACTCTGAAAGAGTACGTGGTCAGAGACGAAGCACAAAGACAACAGATACAATCTTGGATTGACGACAAAGCGATCCCACACTTACTATTGAGTGGTGCACCAGGGGTGGGCAAGACCACACTAGCGAAGGTGTTGTTTGGAGAACTGGATGTCAGCAGTTATGACATCCTGGAGATAAATGCTTCGAGGGAAAACTCCGTGGACACTGTGCGTGAGAAGATCAACAACTTCGTACAGATCATGCCATTTGGAGCATACAAGTATGTGTTGCTAGATGAAGCAGACTACATGTCACCAAATGGTCAGGCGGCGTTGCGTGGTGTTATGGAGATGTATCACACTTCAGCGAGATTCATATTGACCTGCAACTATCCCAATAGGGTCATACCAGCACTGCATTCAAGATGCCAAGGCTTCCACATGGAGACCATAGACAAGACAGAGTTCACAGCAAGGGCATGTGAGATACTGATACAGGAAGGTGTGACACCTGACATAGAGATACTGGACACATATGTGAAAGCCAGTTATCCTGACATGAGGAAATGCATCAACATGTTACAACAGAATGCTAGGGACGGAAAACTTATGCCACCAGCAAGTGGCGACTCAGGACAACAGGACTACAGACTGCAGATGGTAGATCTGTTCAAGCAGGGCAAGATACAAGAAGCAAGGAAACTTGTCTGTGCCCAAGCGAGACCAGAAGAGTGTGAGGAGATATACAGATGGTTGTATGACAACTTGGAAATCATATCTAAAGATGAGGACGCACAGGACAAAGCGGTGCTGATTATAAAACAAGGGTTGGTGGATCATTCATTTGTTGCTGATCCTGAGATAAATTTAGCAAGTGTAATGATCAAACTAGCGAGGTTATCAAATGGGTAGTAAACACAACAAGAAAAGATTCTTCTGTGTCAAGTATATAATCAAACCAGACAAGAAGTTTGACGAGTTCGTTGAACTGTCCAAGAAAAAGATCGGTCCAGGCAAGATGCTGGAATACACCGTGGTACTTGATCTCATCAACAAGGAGGTTTTGAAGAACGAACTACCGGGTATACCCGTCGCACAGAGAGACCAGATTCCATTTGAACGTATAGAACAGCACTACCGACAGTGGTACGCTGAAGCGATGGATCAGTTCATCAAATAGCCTGATTGTACATACGCTTGAGCATGGCCAATTGGCTGGCTCGCCATAATTTCATCAATATCCTACGTCTACGTCTGTCCTTCTGTTTCCTTATTTTCAGCCAGTTCTGATTCTGCATGTACAAGTTCACACGCTTGTCGTACACTCGTTTCTTCCTCATTAGTTTCCATAGTTTTCTTTGGAATAAAGGTCGCATTTGTAGGCCGTTTGATGATAACATAAGGTTCCTCGTAGGTTGTGGTTGATTGTGATTTGATGTGTCTTTGTGGACTCATGTACAAATACTTACTCGCAAATTTCCAGATTAAGTATGCATATTTTACAACCGAGATATTAAGGATAAATAAGCACTATGCATGACGTCTTAGACATAATCAAAAACGTACAATCGTTATACGCCGTAGGACCCACTTTGAGCATACTCAAGGACTTCGAGAGGGTGGTGGACGAGCTAGACGTGTACGTGTTCCAGAACTGGGAGGACGGAGAATTGCTTTCAGGTCCTGTGGATTCAAGACACTTCGTCACATGTTCATTCATGTGGCCAGCGGACAAGATGCCAGATCCTGCGGGAGGCAAGAGATTGCTTGACCGGGGTTGCAAGGTGACCTACAAACGAGACGAATTGATGAAGCCAAGGAAGATCAAGGGTCCAGAAGACTACAGGCCAGGCACAACAAAAGGCAAGATAGACGCCCATGACATATGGGTTGTGGAGATCAGGATGCCAAAGGCTTTGATTGGTAATTTCAAACACGGCAAGGATGAGATCGAGAGCCAAGACGAACAAGCACAGGCTTCTGGAGATTTAAGTAGTTTAGATGACATTAGTTAATGAAGGATTGAAGGCCGGAGACCTGGACGGAGTCATTTCCAAACGATTCTCTGTGGACCAATTCAAATCCAAGATGGGCGAGGACAGGAACATCATGGTGCTGGCATTCACTGTGGATGGCATGGCACCAGCCAAGGACCTGGAACGTTTCGCAGAAACCGGATACAAGGAAGTGTTGGACGCGGACGCCACACCGGGAACGTTAGAAGATGGCAAACACAGGGTCTTCGTCGAGTTCGCTAGAGTGGAAGCGGTAGACCAACACGTAAGGAAGTTCCTAGACGATCTCAAAAAACTGACAAACATCGAAACGTTTGAATTCACTTACCACAAGAACGTCACACCATTCGAGGCATCTGCGGCCAACTTGGCAAAAATATTGCCCAGGACACCCGAAGCATACGCACAGAAGATCAATGGCATGAAGTTGGAAGAGACACAGACCTTCTTTGACAAGTTCCAGATGATGGAATTCAAACTGGACAACAACATAGTGTCCATCAAGAAGCAGGGTAGCCATGAGACACTGAAATTTGAACTACACGCATTCGGATCAACCAACATGATCATGAACGAAGTAAAAGCATTCAAACTTGACGAGTCGGCCATGAGCGAGTGCATGTACTTGACCAAATACTTTGGTCCATATCAGATCACCAAGACCACCGAAGATCAATTCATCTTCAGCAAGGACGGCCAATCCGCTCTAATGAGCAAGTCGGGTTGGTAATATTTAATATACGCACTTATTGATAAATAAGTGTATGAGATTAAGCACAAACTTCACACTAGCGGAATTCACAAAAAGCCAGACAGCAACCAGGAAAGGTCTGGACAACACTCCGGGTGCTGAACATCTAGAGAATGCAAAAGCACTTTTTGAAAATGTCGTACAGAAAGTCAGAGACAACTTTGGTGTAACAGTGATCAACTCAGGATACAGGGGACCAGCACTTAACGAAGCGGTAGGTGGTTCAAGCAAATCACAACACTGCAAAGGTGAGGCAGTTGACATAGAATGTCCAGGAACTGGAAACTATGATGTGGCCAAATGGATATCCGAGAACTGCGACTTCGATCAGTTGATACTGGAGTTCTACACACCAGGCATACCTGATTCCGGTTGGGTACACGTGTCATACAAATCTGAAGGTAATAGAAAGTCTATCCTTACTGCCATGAAAGAGAATGGTAAAACTGTTTACAAAAACGGACTTATCAAATAAATTAAAAAATCTACGAACGCACTCCAGTGACCTGTGCTGTGTATTTCGGCACGTCTCCCATGTTACCGCTCCTGTGTGGCAGTTCACTGTCTAACACAACGTATTCGCCACGTTTCCAATTCACGTATGGTTTGCCGCCTGCTTCGAAATAGTGCCCCGGCTTCCAGTCATCTAGGAAAATATTGATCCTGAGAACCTTTTCATCTTCTAATTGGTGTTTGGTTTTGAAAAAATGATAGAGGTCTTTGTGTAATGGTATTGACATGCCTGGCATTTGTTTTATAAAAGAGATTGCGTATTTCGTAAAACTTTTCTCAGCGAACTCTTTGATATATGGAATACTGACATCAAACACTTGATAGTGCAGGGTGTTGTGTGCCTTGTAGTTTTGGTCCTGCGGAGTGCCTTCGTGAAGTAACCATTGGTAACCTTCGTCAACAAATTCAGTTGCGTTGTTTATTGGAACCAGCCATGAATAGTCTCTACTCATCTATCCTACCATCCCATTTCCTAGAAAAGCAAAGTCTATTGTATTCACCACCCCTGTGATATTCGTCGAAAGTGCCTTTCTCGGCCAGTCCAAATATCACACAGTCCGATTTTTCTATGCCGAGACTGTCACATGTTTGTATTTGCATTGTCTCATACTTGTCATACAACCAATTGTTGTTGAATTTGGTTATCAGTTTGTGTCCTATGTTTACGCTGTACAAGTTCACATAATCATTCTCGTTGTATGCAAAAAGACTGTCATCATAAAAGTCTCTTCTCAAACGTATTCCTATCCTGTGATTTTCAACAGGAAACACTTTACTCAAGGATGTTGTTATCTCCTGTATGCATTTGAAATCCAGGTCTAGATCATTAATGCATGAAATATTGATGTAGGCCAGATCGAGCATCACGGGTATTTCCAACTTCTCACACTGTGATAGTGTATCATAGAAATCAGGAGGAAGATTGCCTGTGCCTGAAAACGGGCAACTCATGACAACAACATCACCTTCAGATAATGGCTCTGTGCCCAACTCAGCACTGCTGGTAAAATAATTCCTGGCCATCAACCAATGATAAAAATATTCGCCTTTGAGCAAACGCAGTCGCTTGTCAAGATGTCTGAAGTAGAATTGGCCAAATGCCTCCGTGGTGCCCGCACTGAAATCAACGTGTTTGTACGAATCCAATCCCTTGAAATGCTTGTTGTTGCTGAACCAATCACGGTAGTCTTGTACAAAAGCACTCCTGTTGCCTTTTTCTACAGTTATCGAATTTAGAAAATCTGTGGATTCTTGGTCATGAATGCTCCATGCACCGCCGTATGATTTGCCTCTTAACGGAGGCAGAACTTTCTGATTCATGCATTTACTTATAGTGGTATATAATGACCATAAATATTACCATATGTTTTCTACGATAAAAATGGCGATAGCCATAATGCTGATCACTGGTATAGCCGGTGCGGGTGTCTATGTGATGAAACTGCGGGCAGACAACGCCACCCTGAAAGCAAACCAGATAGAATTGGAGCGGGGCATAGAGTCGCAGACAAAATTGCTTGAACAACAGAAACAAGATTTCAACGCAATAATGGAAAGCAACAAGAAATTGAATGCCTTGGTCATGACGTTCAAGAAGGACCTAGACGATCTAGATAAACGTTTCAACAAGAAGAAAAGAGATTTCGGCAAACTGGCCATAGACAGGACGGAGGCCATTGAACGTATCATGAACAAAGGTTCCGTGAACGCCAAGAGATGCGTTGAGTTGGCGTCAGGTGCCAAACACACCGAAGCAGAATTAAAAGCAACTAGGAAATCGGAGATCAATACGGAGTGTCCATCATTGGCCAACCCGAATTACGTACCTTATGAATAAAATTATTGACTGGCATAAGAACTGGTGTGAGAAATGGAGACAGACCATGAAGATGTCGCACTACGGAACCTACTGGGTGAGTTTCTTCAAAGGGATGATCCTAGTGCTTCTGATATTGGCACTCACTGGTTGCTCAATAGGTGGTGAGAAGAAGATCAAGATATTCTCTGTGGAGGAGCCCAGACAGAAATTGAACCTACCAGAACCAATGCCATTGACCTTGGAGGACATACGTTGGATAATAATCACAAGCGAGAACGCGGAAGAGGTGTTCCGGAAACTGGAAGAGGCGGGTATAGATCCCGTGCTGTTTGGATTGACGGACAAGGACTACGAATTACTGGCCAAGAACTTCGCACAGATCAGACAGAAATTACAGGAAACAAACAACCTACTTGAGGAATACAAGAAATACTACGAAGGAACAGAGGAGAAGAAAGATGTGGACGTACAGAACTAAATTGAAGAGAGTGGTAGATGGAGACACCGTGGACGTGGACATCGACCTGGGCTTTGGCATATGGCAGATGAATGAACGTGTGAGGATCATGGGCATAGACACGCCGGAATCAAGGACCAGAGACAAGATCGAAAAGAAATTTGGATTGGCGGCGAAGGCAAAAC